TCGTTGACTCCGCTGCCACCTTTACCAACCGGCACGCCAACCGCCACCGCCAGCTCAAACGACGCAAAAATGTTGTCGTCGGTCTTGATCGTGACGCCAGCAGACGTTTCCAGCACGAATTTGTACGACGATCCTTCCGTCAGCCAGATTTGCGCGGGCGTCCTGCCGGCGCTGTCCAGCACGATGGGGTTGGCGTTGGCCGTGCCGCCAGACGAACTGGTGTACGTCGCCGCAGGCGTGGTCGTGCCGGCAGCGTAGGTGTAGATCAGCCCGCCGTTTAGCGGGTTGCCGTTGTTGTCGAAGAACTGGGCGCCTGCGCCTGCGTAGGGGGAAAGCGAAACGCTCATGATGCTCTCACTGTTGAATCTGGCTCACCGCCAGCACGACGGCAGGGGCTGCTGGGGCAAACGCAGTGGCTGCGACATTATCCACCGTGATGGCCGTATCGTTTGCGGCGAACATGATCTCGATGCGGTCGTTTGCCGCCAGCGAGAAAAACTCGCTCATAGACACAGCGGTGTACCCGTTGTTGATGTTGATCGTCACCAGCCTGGCAGAGTTAGCGACATCTGTTCCGTTTTTGCGGAACCACAGCCAAACCGTCTTGGCGCTGCTGCTGCTGCTGCTGATCTGAACGGTGGCGTCAAACTGGTACAGGCCCGATTGCACCACCACAATGCGCGACGCCGGCGAGCCGATGCTGATGCCTTCGGCGATTTCGGTGTTGTCGAACGTCAGCGCGTAGGCCGTGTTCGTCGAAGCGGGAGTCTGATCCGTGGTCTTAGTGAACTCGCCGTAATACTTTTGCTGCTCAATGGTGGGCCGCACGAAGATGTCGCCCGCCGTTGCGCTATCTACCAGCACCGCAGCGATGGGGATTACGTTGTCAGGCGCGGTGGGCTTGACGTTGGTGAACCCGCCGGCTACCGTCGGGCTGGCGTACAGCACGTCGCCCACGCTGAACGCGCTGGTGTTGATGCCGCTGACATTGCCCCACACGCAGCACAGGCCCGTGGCGCCGCTGTCAGGCAGTTCCTCGGCCATCACGCCGAGGATGTACAGCGACGGCGACGAGCCGTCAGCCAAGTACGGGGCCACCGACAGCACGTTGTTAGCGCCCACGCCAACGAAACCGACCACGGAGCCCTTGGGAATCGTCGAGCCCGTCGTGTTTTCGACGACGGTGTACTGCGTCAGCGCGGCGTTCTCCGTTGCGTTCTGCAATAGCTGAAAGAACCGAAACCACGCGCGGGTTGTCAGCGCCCCCTGATCCACCAGCGGGTCGCGCTGCGAAGGTACGCGCGGTGCAAGCTCCACGTCAGGCGCTCGTCGGGGTGGCGGAGAGTTCCGCACCCATGATGGCGATCTTCACCGGATCAGTGCCGCTGATCTCGTACACCCGATCCCGCAGCTTGGTGGTCATGCCCAGCCGCCGCCAGATGACGCGCTTGCCGTACTCGCCGATCTTGCCCATGCTGGCCCAGTGCTCGTTGCTCCAGGTGTGGCCGCCGTCGTCGGACCAGCGGAGCATGATTTGGGGGTCGCCAAGTGAAGGGTTTTCTGCCAAATAGCCTTTGTATTTTTGTGGGTTGTTTAGCAAAATTGGCGTTACTACATCGCGGATGTAAGCAATGTATGTTGTGTTAGTAATTGTTCCTGCGCCGTAACGAAAAAACTCTAAAGCATCACCAGAGCCAAGAATGTTGTCGTTGGTAACGTCGCCAATCATTCTTCCGTTAAAACGTTCAGACCACAACGCGCGCTGCGGTTGTATCATTACCGCAGCAGCAAGAACGCCGTCAGAAACTGCGCTCCAATTTACAATGCTTTCGTTTTGAAATGGCGCGCCAGCTTCGCAATCAAGTTGCAGCGCATGATGGGCGGTGCGTTTGAGGTTGTTTTGCCCCGTGGGCAACGCGCGCCACGACCGCAACCACCTTTGTTCGCTGACAAAATCTTTGTGCCACGTCATGTCAAGCGCATAGACGTTGCCGCTTTCCCAATCCCCCACCAGCACCTGCCCCGCAAAATTCGCCTGGCAGTTACTCCGGTGCCGCCGAAACTGCACCCCATCCCACGCCGCCCGCTCATGCCACGCCCCAGTGGCAACGTCAAACACCCACGTTGCCTGAGCGGTCGGGAACGTCAGCACGTAGAACGAATGACCATCCTGCTGGTACGAGTAGCCGATAGCGTCGTTCAGCACGCCGTACTGCTGGATCTGCCACTCAATGGCGTGCGTGCTGACGCGCTGGGCGTTGTAGCCTTGGTTGCGGTACACGATGCCGTTGCCGCGGGCGTCAGAGCCCAGCCAGAACACGGCGTTGTCCAGCTTGGCAACGCTGTACGGCGCAAGGCAGCCGGTTTCCATGAACGCGCCATCGATGCGCGCCAACGGGAAGTCGGCTAAACCGGCGTTGTACCAGACCTCAACAGTATTGTTGCCAAACAGCCAGACCTCGCGGTGGTCTACCATTAGCGACACGATGTTGTCGGGGTTGCCCTCAGCGCTGGCAAAGTCCAGTGGGTCAATGGCAGTGCCGTCAAGCAGCGAGGTCACCCACACGCGCTGGCTGTTGGGCTCGTTGAAGACGAAGTAGCTGTCCAGATAGCCGACGCTCACAGCACCCGGAAAGTCAGGGTCCGTGATCTGCGCGAACACGCTCGTGTTGGCGTTGTAGATGAACGCGCTGGGATTGCAAGCCACGAACAACTGAATGCCGTTGTCGGCCATGCTCACCGGCCCGCTGCCATTGATTAGGCCAAGCTCAGTGGCGGCAAAGTTCCCGTCTACGCGGTACAGCTTGCCGCCAGAAGCAACGTACAGGAAGTCGCCGAACTTCCACATCCCACGAATAGGGCCATCGCCCACGGTCGCCACCAGACGAAGCCCCGGGCACCGCTGCAGAAACGCCGCTTCCTTGCCGCCCTCGGGCACAACCTCTGGGTACAGGTTGACGCACCTGTTCGCCGCAGCGTTGAGGCTGCGGGCGACGTAGGCCCCACCGAGGATAGGCGTCTTCACGGTGTCCCGGCGTAGATGTTGAACCGCTGCTGACGGCGGTTGATCAGGTTGTACGGCAGGCTCATGATGTCGTCAGCGAAGTTGATCCGCTTCAGATCGCGCTTGGAAGCTATCGCAATGCGCTGCACCGTCGGCGGCGGCTCAACGCCGAACTCGGCTGCAATCTCGCAGGCCAGGTTGTACTTGAAGCACCTCAGGTAGCCAGGCGGAAACGACAGCACCGTGTTCAGCGTGGCGGGCTGCGACAACTCCGACACCGAGACGAGGTGAAACTCCAGTTCCCGCGTGGGCACTGGGTACACCGTCATGGTGATGTTCGGCATCGTCATGTTCACCCACATGCTCTGCGGGTAAGTCGACGTCACCGTCTTCAGCGCAATACCGTTGTACTGCTGCTGGTTGATGAACATCAGGCCGTAGCTGATGCCCGTCGTCGGATCGCGGAAATAGCAGGAATCGTCCAGCAGCACCGGGCGATTGCCGACGAAGTTGCCACTGGGGCCGAGCGTGCGCTCGTAGACGTTTGCTGGCCAGTTGAACACCTGGTCTTGCGTGGAGAACACCGACAGGCGTTCGATGCTCCACGAATCCAGCATCTGGTTCAACGCTGCCAGCGCGTCCTGCGCTGTTTCGGCCGATGGGGTTTCGCCCTCGGCCAGTTGGCCGATCAGCCGCAGCGCGGCATAGATTTGGTCACCGGCTGTCGTCGACATGCTCGGGCTCCTTGCGACGGCGCCTCCCGAGCATGTGGTTCATGGGGACAACGACGTCATCCCCGGGCTCGTCGGGCTTACCCGGAGTATACCGCTGCCAACCGTTTTGTTCGTCGTATTCTGCCTCGGCCTCCATCGTGGCGATTTTCTGGCCGTGGCGGGGATGCTCAAGGTAGATCAGGGGCACAGGTCGCCTCCAGGTTGCTGGCGCAGGTACATGTGGAAGTTGCCCGGGAACGACTTGTTCGCGCTGTGGTGGTCAAGCTGCAGGTCCGGCACCAGCCAGGCGTCCTCGCCCATTTCCTCCCAGCGCCGGCAGAAAGCATAGTCCTCGCCCCACCACAGGCCCTTGTGCGCGCCGTGGTTGAACAGATCCACGCTCATGCGGTACTTCTCGCCGTAGCACAGATCGGGGTAGGCGGTCATAAAACGGTCCACAGCGGCCGTTGTGACCTTCAGGAACCCTGCGGGCAGGAGTCGCGCTTTGATCGCGCCATCGGCCCGTACAACGGGCGTGCCGGCAGGCGTGCTGTGGACGGTGCCCATGTAGGACACCTCGTCAGCCTTGAACCGATAGGTGCCGCCGACGACGTCGCCCTCAGTGTTGATGAGCGTAAGCAGATCGGCTGGCCGCCAAGACAGGTCGTGGTCGATAAAGACGATCACGTCTGCCTTGGCGTCCAGCGCCTTGCGCAGCATGGTCGCCCGAGCCGCGCTGATGTACGGGTTGCCCACCTCGTTGACCATTGCGTGGTCAATGCCGGCAGCGTTTAGCAGCGGCAGCGATGCTTCAAGGCTGT